ACCGTCAACCAGATAAAGGACGAGGATATGCCGTTCTAAGAATAACAAATTATAAACAAACAATAAAAACTATGGCAAGTTACAACGGAAGTTTAGACCTTCTTGCGCTGAACGGAGCACAGGTGTTTACGGGTATCGACCAGAAGAACCCGACAAGGGCTTATGTGTGTGTGCCGGTGGATGTGAACGACATCCGCATGGCCACATCGAAGAACGACCCGACAAAGCAGATAGCAGGTCTGCGTGTGAACATTTGGCCTCTCAACGAGGCATACAAGAATGCCGTGCGCCGCTCGGCTCAGGAGCGTGGCGACAGCAACGTGAATGTGCCTACACACGAGATGCAGATGTCGTTCTCTACTGACTACATCAAGGCAGTGGTAGACAAGTTCCCTAAACTCGTGGAGCAGGTGCGTGAGCAGAACAAAGAACGTGATGCCGACCTCGAGAACCAAGACCCGAAGGACGAGAACACGCATCTCTTTAAACTCATCCGCCAGCGCATGAACAAACGACTGGCTATGCTCTATCAGCCACAGCAGCAGGCGCAGCAGGCGGCATATCCACAACAGGCTTATGCGACAGCAGGCAACGCCACTGCGTATGTGCCACCGGCAGACGGAGGACAGGGCGATCCGTTCAACGGAGAAACGTATGATGATGACGAACTGCCGTTCTAATCTGCGAACAATCAACAAGAATAGTTAATCGTCATCGAATGAAACAAATGAATCGAATATAAAAGAACGACATCGAAAGAAACGAAAAATCTTTAACATCGGAAGAAACAGATTGAACAGATTTTTGTCTGCTTTCGTTCCTTTCGATGTTCAGAAAACCATTTGTGTCATTAGGTTCATTTGATGACTAAAAAGAAATAAACAATAATGAAGTTACAAGCAAAATCATCCCGCGAGCTCAACGCTGCCCTTCAGAAGGCGGCTCGTTGTATCGCAAGCAAGAACACGATAGCCATTCTCGACAATGTGCTGCTTACCCAGCACGAGGCAGGCAAGTTCTTCTTTACATCATCCTCCGCCGAGGCACGTCTTACCATCCCGGCACCGCTCACCCTTGTGGAGGGTACATTCAAGTCGGTGGTGCTCCCCATCAAATACATCATGCCGTTCCTCGGCACACTGCCCGACTGCACCGTGAACTTCACTTTTGAGGATGCTCACGCCCTCATCCTTGAGTATTGCCATGGCGACGGCAACAATGTGAAGGAGGGTAACGCACAGCTCACATGGCTTGATGCCGACGAATATCCGCACATGGCTGCACCTGGAGAGGATGCCGTAAAGATAGCCTTGCCGATGTCGCTGTTCGGCGATGTGCTTGCCAAGGCAGGCGACTTTGTAGGGCGCGACGAGATACGTCCGGTTTTGAGCAGTCTGTGTATCGACGTGAGCGAAGACCGCTCGACGGTGTATTTCGTGGGCACCGACGGACACGCGCTCTTCAAGCAGACCCTCGGCAACGACCCGGCCAAGAACGGATATGACTTCTTCCGTGGCGGCGAACCCGAAAAGATTCTGCTCCACATGTCATACTTCAAGCCGTTTGCCGCTTTTGCCGGCTGTGAAGAGCTGACCATTGAGAGCGACAACAAGAGCATCCGTTTCTCGTCAGGCGACATTGAGTATATCTGCAAGTCGCTCGAAGGCAGATACCCTAACTACAACTCGGTTATTCCGCGCAGCAATCCCTATTTTGTTACCTTCGACAAAAAGGAGATGCTTGCCATCGTGAAGCGTGTGGTTCTGTTCTCGCCTGAGTCCGACAACAGCGTGGTAATCCGCAAGGACGGCATGTTCCTCACGGTGTCTGCCGACAACATCGACTTCTCGCTTTCGGCTTCCGACCAGGTGATGCTCCAGAATGCGCAGTGTGAGGACGGCTTTCATATCGGTTTCAACGGAGTGCGCCTCCAGTCGGTCATCAATGCCATACCGGGCGACACCATCCGTATGGAACTTTCCGACAAGACACGCGCTGCCGTGCTCACCGCCGACGAACCATCGCCCTCGGTGCTCACGCTCCTTATGCCGATAGTCATCGACGACTAAAGTTTTAAGAACTACAGAAAGCACAGAAAAACACGGAAATATATATTGGAAAGAATTTCTGCGTGTTTCTGTGATTTCTGTAGTTAAAAAAAAGAACATAACAAAGATAAAGATGGACGATACACTTCTTTTCATTCCACCCTGCTGTGTGGACCGTAAACTACCCAAGGCTGTGATGCAGGCTCCGCAGCGTATGCTCACCTTTTACACGCATGGTGACGTGACGATGGAGAAGTTCTATCGCGCCGTGAGCTACCTGCTTGTTGATCCTCATGTTATGGTGCTCGCGATGCCTGCCGTGACACCCGACACGATGAGCTTCCTCCTCCAGTGTTTCGAGCGCAAATGGATAACTGCCCTTGTGC